TGTAGCCAGCAAGGATTTCCTCAATCTCGCGCGTGGCGATCTTGGTCGTCGTGCCATTGGCTCCGATGTAGATTGAGATATTCTCGTTAGTGCCGCTTCCCATGAAGGCGATCGCCTCACCGAACACGCAGCAGGTGTATGTGCCAAGTGTTCCCTTTTGCATCTGCGCGCCGGGGATGCGCTGAAATGGAAAACCTGCCGAACCAGTATTATCGAACACCTCGATGGTGTATCGGTTCAGCGCGTAAATCTCATTGCGCAGCTTTAACAGCGCCTCAATCGGATCAGGGTCAGCTTCCGAAGATCCATACTTCAGAGGATCAACGGCAAACGGATCATTCAAATCAGTGATGACCAAGAATTCGCCGTCGGTTGTCATGAAGTAGCCGTCAACCCAAACAACCGTTAAAGCCGTTCCAAGATCTGGGTCAGTCACTTGCGAAAGCGTCGTGCCGTCATAGAGATAAAGCCGCCCACCAGACGTGACTGCCAGATAGTCAAAGCTATAGGTAAACGTCACGCGTCCGCCGCTGCCAACGTCACCGATGACCGTCACGGTTCCGTTCTGCGCAACAGTTACCAAGCTGGTTCCCATGACGCGGTAAAGCACACCGTTCCAGTTGATGCCGCCTCGGTTTGAGCCAGGCCCATCACCAGTCTTCACTATACCATCAGCCGGGCGGAGATAGCCCTCCGAGATGCCCGTTGATTTCGGAACGGGCACAAGGTTGACAGGATAGCCCGTCCGAAAGTCGGGCGTGCTGTCCGTGAAGATCCCGCTCAGCAGAGGAATTTGCATTAAGCCACCCGGTACCAGGCGTTGGTTGCCGCATCGAAGCGCATGGTGAAGAAGCCGTTGACAGCGGCCAAGGTTGTCGGCGCGCCGGTGACGGTGGTGCCGCCAGCCGAGACAGTCAGCGCGCTGACGATCTGCGTGCAGTTGACGCTCACCTCTGACTTGTCGGCAGCGGATGTCGGCAGCACGATGGTGCCAGCTGCGAAGGTGCCTGTTGGCGTCAGCAGCAGCCAGGTGTCGCCCAGAGCGACAGTGACCGAGAACCCGGTGGCGCTGGGGGCCGCGTACTGCGTCGTCAGCGATCCCGGCAGCGTCAGATTGGCCTGCATGAACGACAGCAGCAGGCTCATCGATGCCTTGCGCGTGTCGCCGTTATTCGTGGACCATACGGCGAGGAGATCGCCAAGCTGGATCGTGTCGAGCGAAGAAAGCTGGTTGATGTTGGTCATCGCGTCATTCCCATGTCAATGCGCTGTCCGGGCCAACCGTCAGCGGGTCAATCGGTTGACGCAGGAACGCGTCGTTGTAATAGCGCCAGCCCTTGTTGCCCTGGCCGCTCGGGATCGTCATATTGCCAAGCTGCATTTCGACCGGGAAGGTCGAGCGAGACAACAGCGCCTTGTAGGCAAGCTGCGCGTTGGCCTTCGTGTCGGGCGATACGGTCTTACCATATCCCGGCGCGATGCGAACCGCCAGATTGAGGTGCATGGCTTCAAGCGCGTCATCTGGAACGCCGATGTCTTGGTTCAGATCGCTGGCAGCCGTCGAGGATGGCAGAGGATAGCGCAGGCGAATGCCCTTGCCGTTCCACGTTGCCATCATCGCATCAAGACGCTGCAAGGCGCCCTCAAGCTGCTGCGGGGCCAGATCGTAGACATAGGCCGCAAGGCCGATCTCCTCGAATGCCCGGTTGACGATGTCGCGCTTGGTGTATGCCATCACAGAGCCTCAGATTTGCGCCCACGGCCACGCTTTGGTTTGGCCTCGGCATCATGTTCGGAATGATGAGACACGCCACCAGCGGCCGTCAGAGCATCGCGCACGGTATAGTGCCATCCATCCTTGATTGCCGCCTCAAGTTCTTCATCGGTAACGATGCGCAGATCAAACGTCTCGTCTGCGCTGCGTTTGAACTGGCCGGGAGACTTATAAAGCATCGTCGTCATTTGCTTTTGCCTTTCGGTGCCTTCGACGGCTTACCTGCTTTCATGGCAGCGGTGCGTGCTGTGTTCAGCGCAATGGCAATGGCCTGCTTGCGCGGCTTGCCGGATTTTTTTTCCATCGCAATGTTCTTGCCGATGGACTTGCGGCTGTAACCTTTTGTCAGCGGCATGGCGCTATCCCATTGTCAAAGGTGAAAGGGGGCGAGTTTCCCCGCCCCCATACTATCAGATCAGGGAACCTGATTGAACAGCATGATGCCCGACATTTCAGGCTGCTTGTTCACAACGCCGAAGAAGGTATCAACGCGATACTTCGTGACGGCGGTGTTGATGTCGTAGAATTTCTGCATCACCAATTCCAGACCCTGATCGGTGGTGCCGCGCATGATGTCAACGCCAGCATTGGCGGGAACAGCATAACGACCCGGCAGGATTTCCAGAGCGTCTTTCTGCCAGAACACGTTGATGTCGGCATTGTCGACGTTCAGGATGGTAGCAACCGCGCCGTTGGCCGGGGTGGCCGTGACGTTCTTATACTGGTCTTCAGCATCGGTAGCGCCCTGAGCCGAGATGATCGGCGGGGAAATGACGATGGTGTTGTTGCCAGCGGTGCCGCCGCCCGAAGTGATCGAGATCACGCGGAAGGTCTTCTTCTGGCCAGTGTCGCCCTTGGTGATGTGATGCACCGAGTTGACACCCGCCAGAGTGAACGCATCGCCAACGCGCAGAACAGCACCAGCCGCCAAAGTCACGTTCAGCGACTGGAAGCGGTTGTCGACGTTTGCGGTTTCGCCAGTCACCGCGGTCGAAGTCGCGCGCGGGGTGTAATACTGGTTCGCACCGTTGATGGTGATGTCACCGACCAGGGTCGCGTTGCCCACGATGCGGTTCGCATAGTCCATCTTATAGGTTCCGAAGCCAGCAACTTCACCGACATACGAACGCTCATAGGCGGTCACGGGCTTGCCCGTCATGGTCTGACGGTTGGCCAGATCCGATGCCATGCCGTTATACGAGCGCGACGAAAGCGCCAGATAACGGTCGAACATCTGCACGCCCAGCTCGTTGAAAGCTGCGTCGCACTCAGCAACATCGGAGTAACCGCCTGCTGCGTTGGAGCGAGCAACAACAACGGTCGATTGAGCCGCTGCCACGTTCATGATGGCGACGTTGATGTCCGAAGCCAACTTCTGCTTGGCGGCATCACCGAGGCGGCCTTCTTGCAGTTGATCGCGCAGCTCTTTGGCGTTCAGCGCAAACGGGACAGTTTTGCTGAAGCCAAGGGTTGCCGGAACGGACAACTGCGTGAAGTCAATGAACTGCGACGAGATGTCAGTGCCAGGCGCGCCGTTGATCGAGGTTGCGATGTAGGGCTGCGGACGCCAAATCACGTCGTTGGTACGCTCCATCATCGAGCCTTCGGTGTTGTAAACCGACACGTTGCGCGACATGACAAGAGCGTCATTGAAGCCTTCAAGAATGTTCTCAAAGGCAACTCGTTCTTCTTTTGAAAAAGCGTTAGCCATTTTCAGTGGTCCTTTATGTGGGGGTTAGCCCTTGGCCTTCTGCTTCTTATACTGGAAAACCTTAGAATAGTCGCCAGTCTTTTCAGCTTCCGACCGCAGGCGGTCTAGGGTGCTGTCAACCGCGCCAGACGGGCGGGCAGTGCCGCTGATCTTGCGCTCGGGTGACACTTGAGCCTTACGGTTCGAGATTTTCAACTGCGTCTCCAATTTCGCAACCGCAAAAGCGAACTTCACGGGATCTGTGATGGAAGCGATTTCCTTCGCCTTTTTCGGGTTCTTGCCCAGAGCATAAACGACCAGGGCCGGGTTGTCGGCACCTTGCACAATCATGCCCTGCTGCATGACGCTGAGATTGTCCTGAACGACATCCTCGGCAAATTCAAAGTCACGCACCTTCAGGCCAGCTTTCGCCCCCTGATAGCTTTCCAGCTTGCGCTCCCATTCTTTCTGAACAGCTTGGTGTTCAGACTTTACGGCAGCCTCGCGCTCGTCATGCTGGCGCTTCTTCTCATACCACGCAGTCAGATCCTTCTCATATCGATCGGTGTCGTAATCGGCTTTCTCAAGCGTTGGCTTTGGTCCAAGGGGCGCGACCCCAGGTGTGTTCCGCTGTTCGACCTGCGCTAGACGCTGTTCCAGTTCCTTGGCACGACGTTTCTCTTCACGATACTGCTTGCGAAGATCCCGGACCCAATCAGGGGCTCGGGCTTCCTCATCTTCCTCCGGGGCTGGCGCTTCCCCGTCAATCGAAATCACAACTTCTTCGTCTTCAGCTTCTTCCTCAGCGCCTTCGGCCATCTCGGCCTCGTCAACTTCGGTTTCTTCAGCCTCGACTTCAAAGTCCTCTTCGATCTGTTCTGCCAATTCAGTCATGCGATCCTCGCGATTTTCTCACCCATTACATTGTGCGGCTGGGTGGTTGCCGCATTCCGGGGGCGACGGCTTCTTGCAGAGCCTTCGCCGTGTTCACTACGTTGGTGCGCTCTTTCTGCTGAATGCCAGCAAGCACCTCGACGGTCTTGGCGCGAGTTTCTTCCGCACGCGCCAAGGTGTATTCTGTGTTGGCCTGAGCCTGGCCGGCCTTCGCCTGCGCTTCCATCGCGGCGGCCTGCAGGTACTGCGCCTGCGGGTCAGGCTGCTGCGCGGCCTGCATTTCGGCCATCAGCTTCTCGCCTTCCTGCTCGGTCGGCTGGATGACACCCATTTTAATCAGCTTGTCGCGGAAGTAGGCGCGCACCTCGCCGATGCCCTCGCCGTCCATGTTCATCATGGCCATCGATGTCAGCACCTGCTGCGTCTCGGGATCGGGCGCAAGCTGGATCATGCCCAACAGCGCGCGAACCGTGGCGCTGCGCTTGGTGGCGCTGGCAGGACCGACATCAACAGCCACGTCGAACTTGGCGTTGCTCAGGTCGTTCTCATATTCCACTTCGCCAGTTTCGACGTTCAGGATTGGCTTGCCCATTTCGATGCTGGATAACTCACCGCCCACGCCCACGGCCTTCATCTTGCGGCCAGGCTCAACAAGGATGTCACGCGCCATCGAAAGCCAGATTTCGCCGCAACGTTTGATCGCCTTTGACATGTTCGACATGTAGATGAAGGTCTGCATGTCCAAGCGCTGCTGGATCAGTTCGACAGCCTTGCCGCTGACGTTGGAGACGACCTCCTCGGCGGCGTCGGGCTTGCCCAGCAGATCGCTCATGTCCTGCTCGGTGATCTGCAACAGGCCAGCCAATGCAGGCGGGATCTGCGGCGGCTTGGTGTAGCCGACCGGGCCAGAAAGAACCTCGCCGCCATTGGCATCGGTCACGGTATTCAAAAGCAGGTATGGATAGTTTTTAAGGTTGTCCTCGGACCACATTATTTCATGGCCAGCCACCTGCTCGGGCGTGAAGATCGGCTT